TACAACTGATGATCCTGGCATCGCCTGTTGAACTGGTTTAACATCTGCAAGTGAGCGCATAACAGGAATGGAACGAAGTGCCATTCTTACATACTGATCGTATGCTGCTTGAACTAAATTGCTAATGCTGGATGTAGTGGTTAAACTACCGCCTGGAATTGCCATTGGGCATTACCTTTCATTAGGATTGGATTAGAGTCCAGATCCCTTAATAACTGCATCTAACTCTTCGCGGGTATTAGCGTTCATAAGTTTTTTCATAATATCTTCATTGTGCTCAGGTGTAACCCCTTGCTCAACAGTATTAGTCATCCTCTTGTACGCTGCCGCTTGAGCAGGATCAACATTAGGTTTCTGGGGTACTTCTTCGGTTTGAAGACCAAACACATCTGCGTTTGCTTCTAACCATTTTGATACAGACTCCTCAGTTGGGTCTATATCCTGCGGAATAAAAGAAGAAATCTTCTGATTTACCCCGCGACTTGCGAGGGCTTCTTTGATTGCTCGTTCTCTTTGCGCTTTATTTAAAGATTCAAAGTTAGCTTTAAGTTCTGCCAACTCTTTATCTTTTTGCTTATTAGCCTTGCGTAGTTGTTTAACGAGATCATTGCTTAACGATTCAACACTGTTGTCAGTATCGTCATCATCCTCGTAGTCATAGTTGGACATAGTCCATCTCCCATTCGTTGTAGTTGTCGTAGACCTCATACAGTGTGGGGATTTCTGTATGGCTTCTACTCCCGGTTTTGTTATCTCTCCATCAGACCGGTGGTCCTGATGGCAGGTCTAGTTAGTAAGAGCCAGCTCTATTTTGGCTCAGTGCTCCGCTTGTAACTCCAGTTTGTCCACCGAAGGTGGCTTTCTCTAGCCCAATAATTTTCTTACGTTTTTGTTGGGACTCTGTTTGACCTGGTAGATTAAATACTTCTTCTTCAGCTACTGCCTGTGTGTAATCTGGCTGTTGATAGATAGAGGCTAGTTGTCTACCTCGTTCAAGACCGCCACCAATAGCACCGTAACCTGATCTAGCAGTTTCAGCAGTTACACCGTAACGGCGTAGATACTCTGCATCTGTTAGGCTTGTATCTAGTCCAGCAGCTAATGCTGCTCCACCAATTTCTGCAGCAGTTATTTTACGCTTAATATCCGCTAATCCTTTTTCAGGATCTAACGTATAAGCAAGGATTTCACCATTTTTAATATCAGGATAAAATTGTTTTAATGCTGTCATAACTTCAGGCGCTGCATCTAGAACTCTCTTCTGTGCAGTTAATACTCGTTCTTCTAATTCAGCAGGAGACACATCTCCAGCAATAAATTTCTCAAATCCTTCTTGACGACCTAGATCACCTTTAGCATAATAAGATGCTGGTAATCCATAGTTACGCATAATACCTTGATATGAATCTTCTAATGCAAGATATTCACCTTCTGATAAAGCTCTTAATCCTTTACCAATACGAGTTGCATTAGCAGCAAATCTTTTCTTATAAGGTTCTGTTTGACGTAAACGAATTGCAAATTCTGCTGGAGATACATTTTCTTGAATTAAATTTTGTAGTGGATCTACTAATGCTTCAAGACCATATTGAGCAAATTGTCCTCTTAGTAAATCAAATGCTGATTGACGAGCAGCTTTTTGTTCTGGTGTTCCTGCACCACCTACTCCTGCACTCCCTGAAGCGCCGCCGGCACCACCTGCTTTACCATCAATCTGTGCAGTTGCATCAGCAACTGACATACCGCTATCAACTAATCCTTTAATTTCATTCTGTCGCATAATACGTAATAGCTCATCACTATTTTTAGTACCAGCACCTGCTTTGTATGCACTACCAAATTGCTCTTGCGTTAATTTATAAGCACCAGTAACATCTCCATAATAAGGAGTCATTTGTACTTGACCAGGTTTTGCTACACCAACAGATCCAAATCCACCTCTATCAGGAGCAAGTGAAACGTCAAATTTATACATACCACCTTCTTTGGTGATACCTTTTGTACTATCAAAACCAAGGGCTTTAGCCTCAGCAAGCGTTACTTTTTCAGCCACTATATCTCCATAATCCCGAAGTTACTAAAAACTTCTTTAACACCTGCAAATACATCTGCTTTAGCATTGTCTGTGTATTGCCAGCGAGCATCTTTACGAAGCGCTCTTTGGAAATCATATAAAGGAACTTCTCCATTAGGACCAATAGCACTACGCAATACTGGATCAGTAAAACTAATAGTTGTTGGATTTAACTCTAGTACTGCAGCCATTGTTTGCCTATAAGGAGAGTAAATAGTATCTAAATCTGTACCCTCAGCTAATAGTTTCTTAACACTATCTGGCATACCAAGACCTGCAAGGTTACGGATCTGACTTTGGATAACTTTTACATCTTTACCATTTTGAATATCTAGCGCATATTGATCTAATTGTTGTGGACTTAAAGTAATGCCATTTGCATTAGCAGTAGATTGTAGAGTTTGTACTGTTAAAGAACGCGTATCTGCTTTAAGAACTTGTGCTGATTTAGATAAAGTACCAAGAACCTTAGCGGCATCAAGAACATCTTTTTGAACACCTTTTATTGTCTTACCAGTATTAGGATCTACATATTTACCAGTAGTAATAAGATTCGTAATAAACTGCGTTCTATCACCGAGCAGATCTTTAGTTACTCCACCTTTAGTGCTTTTCTTAAAGCGATTCTCAGCATCATTAAGAACTTTAGTTAAACTAGTAATTTCTTGTACAGTCGCATCTCTATTAATACCTGATCTTTTAAAAGCATTATTAATATAAACAGTAGCATCTGCTACAGGAGATATGGTGGTAGTAGGTACATCCCCAGTGCCTCTACCTCTTGTTTCTGCAAAATATGTAAGACGATCTATTGGACCTCTTATACCTTCAAGAGTAACAATTTCTCTTTCTTTTGTTACAAGTGCATTATAGGTTACTATATCAAGTTTTGGATCTGTACTTTTGATACCTAAATCTGCTCTTACTTTTGCGAGTAACTTAGGATCTGAATCTATACCTTTTATAAACTCTTCAAAGGATAATGAAGTTGGTGCTGCTCCAGTAACTCCGGTAGTACCGGTAGCAGTTGTACCAGTTACACCAGCATCAGGACCTGTAGGACCAGTAGGAGTTTCAGGTAACTTAGCAAGAATAGCATTACCTTCAGATATTGTTTTATTATAGGTAGTATTAACGCTATTATATTGCTTAACTACTCTATCAAAATCTTTTTGTTCTACTTGGGTTAATTCATCACCGCGAGATAGCTTGGTAACATAAGCCTGTAATTGACCTTCGTAGTTATTAAGAGTAATTTCAAGAGTTCTAGCGTATTGATATTTAGCATCAGCTTGTGCTTTTATACTTCTTGATTTTTTATCAAGGGTTGATTTAATCTCTGCTGCTCGTTGAGATTGCTGTGCTTCTATCTTAGCTTGAGCGCGTTTATCTTCTGCATCTCTAATTAATGATGAAATATCAATAGGTTGTCTTGGGGTAGGGGTAGCCATTACATATTCCCCCTTTTCTTAATTGTCATTTACTCTCCTAGTAATCTTCCAAATAGAACATTGTATGCTGCTTGAGTATTCTCATTAGTTTTTGCTAATTCTCTAAGTTTGATGATTGTTTTGTCTTTAGAATTAGATACTAAGAAACTAAGTCCACCTATTGTTTCATAACGTTTTCTATCTTCTTTATATTGAGTATAAAGTCTAACCATTTCCCTAAGGGTAGATACAGTTACAGGACTTATTCTTTCAACCTCTGGGTCATTAACCATATTAGATAGATCATTAAAGGCGTTTATTCTTGATATAGCCTTCTGACTACCCTGAGATAGTTCTTCTTTAACTAGTGGTCTACCAGCGAAAAATAGATCTTTCCACTCAGTAAACTCTTTACGTAATTTACTGCGAGTGTAATCTATACCAGCAGTCTCAAGAGACTTTTCATACTCTTCTTTTTTATCGTAGTATGTTTGTAGATCAGTAGCTGTCTGAACTTCCCTTAAGTAATCTTCTACTCGCTTGTTCTGACGTAGACCCATATCAGTCATAGTCTTATAAGCATCCCAAGAGAATCCCTCTTTGTGAGGTATTAAGAAAGCAGCGCCTTCTTTGTAGTTCTCAAACAATTGCTTGTTTTTATTAACGAACTGACCAGACTCATCTGCATAACGGAAGTATGCAACAGTCTTTCTTTCTGACTCAGGTATTGTAAATGGTATTTGATCTGGGAATAACTCTACCCACTTAGTCATTGCAGCATCATAATCACCAGGATATTTATCTAATAAAGCGTTCCAAGTTTGTTTGAAGTTAGCCTTACCATTATCTCTCATCCAGTCTGAAATGTCTGATTTCAACTGAACTTGTGGTGATGCTGGAGCAACAAAACCAAATATAAATCTAGTACCAAGAATTGCAATAGTTATATTCTTAACTCTTAGTCTATATTGCTCTAATTCAGCTTGACTTGGTTCTACCAAAGTTTCAACACCATCAATAACTTCATACTTCTTAGGTATTCCATTACCTGAAGCTTCTAAATAGGTAACTGCCTTACGCCAAGCTGATGCGTATTGCGAATCTCTTTCATCTCTATTCATTGCAGCGTATAAACGATTAATATGTGCTGGTAAAAATGCAGATACCATAGGTTGATCTTCTGCATACTTACCTAAAGTAAGTTTGGTTATAGTATCCGCAGCACCTGGAGACCAGATATCTACTATGTTAGTTAATACTTTCATAGATACACCAGAAAGTGGACCAGCAAGTGTAGGTACCCAAGACTCAGGGTTTAAAGATGGAGTTAACATCTTAAAGTTTGCACCAAAATTTACTGGAAGTGGCGCTTTAAACTCTGCACCTATACCTAAACCTTGTAATGCACCTTGAACTGCTCTGTAAACAGGTTCAATTCCTGGGTAAATAAAGTATGGTTCACCTTGGTCATCTCTTTGCACCCATCCTGAATGGGTTACACCCTCATAAGTAAGAGCTGCTTTCTGAATTGACTCTGGGTTATAACGAACTGCTCTATAAATACGGCGATAAAAGTCTTCAGTTGCTCTATAGAAACGAGCAAAGTTACGAATAGAAAAAGCAAGTTGGCTTCTTACCAGTGGATTATCTACATAAGCCAGTGTTTGTAGCGTTGCTCTTTCTTCAGCAATTTCTGCTAATTTTCTTTTAGCAACATCAGTTGCTTGATCTATCTTTTTAACATTATTGGGATCTATATCTTTTAAATGCGCTTTAATAAAAGCATCTTCAAATCCAGTTTCTCTAAACTGTTTACGATTCTTGATCATACTTGCTAGGACAATAGGTTCTCTAGACATACGAGCATTGGACATACCAAGCCAAGTCCAACCTTTTTCCATTAAAGATGTAGTGTAGTTATCTGTATCTGATACAGCTACTAACTCTGGACCAATAACATACTGAGGTAGATCATCTTCTAATTTAGGTAGATCATCCATTGATAATTTACCAGATATTACATAGTAACCTTTTTCATCATCAAAGGTTCTAACCTTATTTAAAAGATCTAAGTTTAATTGTGTTGGATCTTTCTTTTCAAAAATCTGACGGGCTGCTGCGATAATAGAATCAGCGTGTTCATCATCAGTTAATCCATTACTTTGCAAACGGAATTGTTTAGCAGTATCAGGATTATCTTTTAACCATTTTTTAATTAAATCTTTTGCTATCTTTGGATCATCCAAATTAGCAACAGCTAAAGCACCTAACTCATCATTAGAATAATAAGATATACGCATCAACCAAGCAATTAATGAAGATTCACTTTGAAGACCAACTGGTATTTCTTTATACCCAGTAGATCCTTTAGCTCTTCTAAAATTAGAAGGGGCTTCAATCCTTAATGCTACAGTACGAACACCGTGCTTTCTATTGAAATCAATAGCAGATCTTACATAGTCATTACCAACAGCAAAGTTAGATGATGCCTCTACTACATCTGCTAGTGCATTATCTAAATCACCGTATAAAATTTGCTCTGCTAATAGTTTAGACTCTTCTTTAGTCAGGGATTTCATACCTAATCTATCAAATGCTCTATTTAATTTACCCTCATTTAAAGCTCTAGCAAATACCACTCTAGTCTGATATACAGATCCGCCCTTAGTGCCTTGCTTTAAAGTATCTATTTGATTTTTAATATTTGTTATTTTTATTGGATCTGTTTCTGCTTTTAAAGTCTTACGTAGATTTTTTATTTCTTTATTGGCAGTAGCAATACGATCATCAAGGGTTGATAATTCTGTAGCAAAAGTATCTGCTTCTTTTTTGTTTAAAAATCTAAGAGCAATACCAAGTGGATTTCCTGCTCTTTGCTCAGATATTAATCCACCAGTAGATAGACCTTTAGGCATAGACCTAGCAGTATTTAATCTGGTTGATAGTAATCTTGCTTTAGCAATTCCCCAAGGAGATTGACCAATAGCAATATTAACCATTAAATCTTCAGTTGCATTACGAAGAGCGTAACGAGGTCCAGCAAGTGTTAAAAATGACCAAGCTCCTGTCATTCTATCTACCCAGTCTTTATTGGCAAAGCCAAACATTTTCTGGATTAAAGTACTACGAGTTGCCGCTCTATCTATATCAACTATGTTAGGTGCTGTAACCATAGGTGATAGATCAGAAACAATAAGACCTACTTGCTCACCATTTGCTAGTCGTGCAGGGTTTTCTCCATTACGAGTTACTGCAAACTTTGCGTTACCTTTGCCAGTTAATCGGCGAACAATAATCTGTCCTGGTTCTGTAGCATTTAAACCACGAGCATCTGCAATAGTTGACCACAATCCATAAAATACATCTTTACGGCGAGCAGTATCATCAATAGAATCAAATGCTTGTGCAATTAACTTTGATTCATTTTGTGGTAATACTATACGAGCTAAACGGTATATTTGAGTTGAAGCATCTTTGGCAGTTACATCAAACATATCATCTCTGAATAGTGGTGCAATAGCAAACTTTGCTTTAAGTTTGTCAATACGATTAGCAATATAAGCAGAAGAGAAACGACCTACTTGATTGTATTTACCACCAGGCTTAACTGCATTAATAAGTTCTTCTTTACCATTAATTAAAGCCTCTGCAATACCATCATCTGTTAATGGAGATCCGTAGAAATCATCAATTAATTTAGATCCCATTTTATCCATATTAAATACTTTATTAGCACCAGTAGCAAATTTAATACGAGTTTGACGAGCGGCATCTAGGCGAGGCATAAGAACCCGCTTGCGACCTATCTGGCCTTTCATCATCTCATCTAATTGCTTTGCATTTTGAAAAAATGCTTTGGCAGTAACAGCATTGGATATTGGGATATCTGCTTTATTGAAAGACTTAACTACATCTGGACCAAGTTCTGGTGCTAGTATCTTAAGACGATTAGTAGCTGCAACTGCTGCTGCAGTATTTTTATCCGTTTGTGCTTTTCTTAAGTTAGTTAATTCAGCACCGTATTCATTCCAAAAATTAACTACTTTAGTATCCGTAAATACTGTGTCTACTTTATTTCCGCCTACTACTACATCTAAGGCATACTTACTTACATCGTAAAGTTTTTTTGCTTTACCAGCTACTAGTAGTGGATCAGCAAATATACGATAGGCAGCATCTACAAAACCTGAGATACCTTTGTATAGAAATCCATTCTTAACCATATCACCAGGAGTGACAGCATCTATAATATTTGCTACTGCTCTACCAGGGGAATACTTAGCAGCACTAACTGCATCAAGAGTATCCTGAAATAAATCTTGCTCTTCTTGTGTTCCAGCTTTTTTATATGCTAAAGATAAATATTTTTGTTGCTCTGGAGTTGCCTCTTTTATTAACTGTGTTTGATCTTCACCAGAAGAAATACGCACAGCAATGTCTACTGCATCTTGTCCATACTTTTTACGAGCATCTTCTAAGCGATCATTATTAAACTTTCTTTCACCGCTAAGACCTGCTTCATTCCAAGCCTTACCTAAATCAGTACCTTCTTCAACTGCAATCTGTAAAGTTCTTGCAACGCGAGTAGAAGTATCGGAAACATAGTCAAGGCCTTTTAATAAAGCACCACCACTATAATTCCAAGCAGTACCAAACCAACCTTGTTTTGGTTTTGTTTCTGGGGTTTCTTCACCAAAAGAATTAACAAGTGATTTCTGTTGATCTGGAGTGTATTTAGTTACAGCTTTACTGGCTATATCAGGAGGTAAGTTAGATAACTCTCTATGAGCAAGAAGTTGCTTATTAAAGTCTTCTATTTGCTTACGCTCTGCTGCCGATAAACCCGAAGCATATGCTGCTGCTTTTAGATTCTCAGCCACTATTGACCTTTAGATAATGCCTGCTGATATAATATTGTTATTTCACCAGTTTCATCATATGGAATAAGATCAACTAAGATATCTGAAGTTTTACGACTAGCAAATTTAGATTGCATCGCAAGTGCTTCTGGTCCAGCGCCTGGTCCCATAGGAGCACCAGTCATAATATCTTGTGCTTTGTTTTGACTATCAGCAAATATTGGAGTTACTTGTTGTAAAGGATTAGATGGTCTTCCACCTACATTATCTGCAATGCCACGAGTCTTTGACTTAGGTGCTGCTGTATTAAGTGCGGCAGTCTCGCCGCCTTCTCCGTATGATGTTGAACCTAAACTCATATCTGTTCTCTTGGAGAATTTGCCTGGGCCTGATGCGCCAGCTAATGGACCTCTTGCCATTATTCCTCCTTTAAAGTTTCTAAGTCTTGCGAAAATTTTTGCCAAACTTTATCTTCTTGGCTTTTTTGATTTGAATGATAGACAGCTAACTGGTGTAAGTCATCTGCTAAAGCATCTATAGCCGATGCTATATTTAAAACGAATCCTGTAGCAATTACGAAGTAATCAGACGTTCGTACTGGGCGATTAAGATTATTATCGTTATTCACCCAGTACTCCTGTCATTAAAATAATTACGCTTTTGTTCCTTTGCGACCTGCTGGTGTGTAGCCGAACTTAACTTCTCCACCTGCTGGCTTGGCTGTATCCATCTTGCCTTGTACAGGCTTGACCTCTACAGACTTTTGAAATGTTCCCTTTTTCATTTTCACCTCCTTCTATTATGCTGCTCCGCCAATGGAGGCGAGTAGTTGTGCGATGTCAGGTCTAGGTCCAGCAGCAGGGGCCTCTCCGCTTTGTTGTTGTTCAGTTGGCTGCGAGGCAGGAACGGGGGCCGTTCCTACTGCTGGAATACTAGATTGTTCTGGAAGTGCCGGTGCTGTTGGTGCCACCGGTTGTGGTTCTGGTGCAAATGCTTTTTCTATAATAGTTTCTAACTGGAAACCTTTTTGTCTGCCTTGTATTACTTCGGCAATTCTCGTAATGATTTGAGATGGGTCTTGACCTTGGGCAGCAAGCGCGGGAATAGCTTGTGCATACTGAGCAACAGCAACCCTAAGAGAATCACGCATTTCTTCAATGTCAACTCTTTGTTCTTCTTGCGTAACATTTAACTCCATTGGTATTTCTCGGCGGACATAATCTCTTGATACTAATTTATCGCTACGCATTTGTAGTAATGCAATGATGGCTCGGTTAGGATCCATACCAGACATAATGCCGTAACGTACATCTACGCCATACTCACCTTTAATATCGCGAGATGGTGTGTACTTCATTGTATAAGGTGTACCGTCATCGGTTCCCTTAATAGTCTTAGTCATATTACCAAAGACAACCTCATCTACTTCAAAGCAAAGTGAGGTTAACTCTTGGAATAATCTAGCGAACTGTGCTTGTGCTGCTTTAACTTGTGTATCAAAGCCAGCTTGTAATGCTTGAACTCCACGACCTGTAACAACAGAGGCATCAATATTACCTGAACGAGATTCAGGGTAGCGAGAACCTAATCTTAACTCACGTTCTAGTACACCTGACTCTGTAAATACTCCTGCTGGTAATTCTAGTGGAACTCTACGAATACCTTGTGGATTAGCAGACCTCATAATTGCATCTGGTCCTAGTGCTAACTCCTGTACATCTTGTGGAATAGCAATAGGTGCTTGAATAGATTTCTCTGCTGCTTGGATCTGCAATACTGCAAAGCGAGCACGGGCTAACTGAACAGATAGAACATCATCAAATTGTCCACGAGCTTCACCATCTAAGGATGAGCGAAG